CGGCCTACGAGAAGGTCTACTTCCAAGGACTCTGCTCGGAGCGGCGTGTGGTACGGGCATCGGGCAAGGTCGAGTGGGAACAGGATTCAGTGGTGCGCAACGAGCCGCTGGACCTCCGCGGCGTGTATGCGCGTGCGGCCGCGGAACTGTGCGACCTCACCCGGTTGACGAAAGAGCACTGGGCGTTTCTGGAATCGGTGGTGACCCGCAGGCCTGCGCCGCTGCCGCAAGCGGAGATCGCGGTGGCGGCGCAGCAACCCCGTCCGGTGGGCGAACCGCGATACATCGGGCGCTTCGATGTGACGAACTGGCTGGGCCGATGAGCACAACCATAATCACGCCCGCCATGGCGCGGCAGATAGAGATCTGGCCGACCGGGAAGTTGCGGGCATACGGCCGCAATGCCCGGACGCACTCGCCCGAGCAGGTGGCGCAGATCGCGGCCAGCATCCGGGAGTTCGGGTTCGTGAACCCGATCCTGGTGGACTCCGGCGCGGGGGTGATCGCCGGCCACGGGCGCCTGCTGGCGGCGCGGCTGTTGGGCCTCGAGGAGGTTCCGGTGGTGGTGCTGGGCCACCTGAGCGACACCCAACGGCGCGCGTACGTCATCGCCGACAACAAGCTGGCGATGAATGCCGGGTGGAACCTGGAACTGCTGGCGCTGGAAGTGCGCGAGCTGGAGCGGGAAGCATTCGACCTTGACCTTATCGGCTTTTCGGAATCCGAGATGGCGGAACTGCTGGCCATCGGCGACACGCCGGAGGCCGCGGACGAAGCCGAGGAGGCGATTCCCGAGGCGCCGGCTCAGCCGGTCACCCGGCCTGGCGACGTGTGGCTGATCGGTCCGCACCGCCTGGTGTGCGGCGATTGCAGGGACCGGAATATTCTGGGCATATCATTCCCGGCCAATTCCCGCGCCAACGTGGTGATCACGTCGCCGCCCTACGCCACGCAGCGTGAGTACGACTCCTCGAGCGGGTTCCGACCGATCCCACCGGACCAGTATGCCGACTGGTATCGGGACGTGGCGGCGAACATCGCGGCGGTCCTTACGGACGATGGCTCCTACTTCCTGAACATCAAGCCGCATGCCGACGACGGCGAAAGAAGTCTGTACGTGATGGACCTGGTTATCGCTCACAAACGCCAGTGGGGATGGCGATTTGTGGACGAGCTCTGCTGGCGCAAGACCGACAACGGCGTGCCGGGCGGCTGGGGGAACAGATTCAAGAATGCTTTTGAACCTGTGTTCCATTTTTGCCGCCAGCAGCAAATCAAGTTCCGGCCGGAGGCGGTCGGGCACGAGTCGGAGGATTGCTTCGACTACTCGCCCAACAATCCGAAGTCGACCTCCGGAAGCGGGTTGCTGGGCACCGGGCCGCGCGGCGCCGCAGCCGACGGCGGCCCCAATCAGGATGCCTGGCGGAGGAGTCACAACAGCCTGAATGCCAGCACCAATCCGGAGGGCCGACATACCGGCATCGCGCGCCCCAGCAACGTGGTCGAGGTGAAGTCGGAGTCTTCGCAGGGCACGCACTCCGCGCCGTTCCCCCGCGCGCTGGTGGAGTTCTTCCTGAAGGCGTACAGCGATCCTGGCGACGTGGTGTACGACCCGTTCATGGGGAGCGGAACGACGATGGCGGCGGCGGCCGCACTTGGCAGGACTGGAGCCGGCGCGGAAATCTCACCGGCCTACTGCGACGTAATCGTTTGTCGAATCACGAACTTGATTGGAAACGAGCCGGTACTCGAAACGACCGGCGAGACGTTTGCGGCGGTCGCGGCGGCGCGCGGCGTGCCAATCGATCAGGCGATGAACCCGAAGCAGCAGGACTCGCGGGCCATCAAGCACCACGGGCCGAACCCGCATTACGGGCCGCGCCGGAAGCACGCGGAGGCTTTGAGCGCATAGCCATGGGAACCAGCATCACGGAACGGCTCCGCAATCTCCTGGTGCAGCTCTGGCCGATTGATCGCCTGCTGCCGTACATCCGAAACGCGCGGACCCACTCCGACGAGCAGGTCGCCCAGGTCGCTGCCAGCATCCGAGAGTTCGGGTTCGTGAATCCGATCCTGGTCGGCGCGGACGGCGTAATCATTGCCGGTCACGCCCGGTTGCTGGCCGCCCGTAAGCTCGGCATGGCAGAGGTCCCCGTAATTGTCCTCGACCATCTGACCGAGTCGCAGCGGCGGGCGTTCGTGCTGGCCGACAACAAGCTGGCGCTCAATGCCGGGTGGGACGAGGAGATGCTGCGGGTGGAACTGGAGTCGCTGAAGGAGGACGACTTCAACCTCGATGTCGTAGGTTTTTCCGCAGAGGAGTTGGAAGTGATCTTGGCGGGTCCGGAGGAGACGAGCGAAGGATTGACCGACGAAGATGCGGTTCCGGATGCGCAGGAGAAGGTCATCACCGTGGCCGGCGACGTGTGGTTGCTGGGCCGGCACCGCCTGCTCTGCGGCGATGCCACGGTGCTCGGCGACGTGGAGAAGGTGATGGCTGGCGGGCTGGCCGATCTAACGTGGACAGACCCTCCATATGGCGTGAACTACGGTGCGACGATGAAGGACAAGATTCGGGGCACGCACAGGCCCATCGCCAACGATAACCTGGGCGAGGACTTTGGGCCGTTCTTGCGGGACGCCTGTAGCAACATCCTGGCCGTCACAAAGGGCGCCGTTTACATCTGCATGTCCTCTTCGCAGTTACACACGCTGCACCAGGTATTTACCGAGGCCGGCGGCCACTGGTCCACGTTTGTGATCTGGGCGAAGAGCGCGTTCACGATGGGCCGCGCCGATTACCAGCGTCAGTACGAGCCGATGCTCTACGGCTGGAAGGAAGGCACGGATCACTTCTGGTGCGGTGCCCGCGATCAGGGCGATGTGTGGTTCGTGAAGAAGCCACACCGTAACGAGATCCATCCCACCCAAAAGCCCGTGGAACTGGTCGAGCGTGCGCTCCGCAACTCCTCGAAGACGCGCGACACGGTGCTCGATCCATTCGGCGGATCGGGATCAACCTTGATTGCATCTGAGCGCACCGGGCGCCAAGCGCGGCTCATTGAGTTGGAGCCGACGTACTGCGACGTCATCGTCCGGCGCTGGCAGGAACACACCGGCATGCAGGCCACGCTCGAAGGTGATGGCAGAACTTTCGATGGCATTGCTGCAGAGCGGCGGCCCGCAGCCGCCTGAACGTCTACATGGTCACACCCAAAGGCTACCGCCGGTTCTACCATTCCGCCAGCAGGCGACTGCGCATGGAGCACGACGTGGTATGGGAGCGGCATCACGGGCCGATCCCCGCTGGTTTTGTTGTCCACCACATCAACCACGATAAGCTCGACAACCGGATCGAGAACCTGGAATTGATGGATGCGGTCACCCATAAGCGGCATCACGGCGGTTGCGAGTTGCGCGAGGGCATGTGGTGGAAGCCGTGCCGGAAATGCGGCGCGATGAAGGCTGCCGCCGATTATTACGTGCGGAAGGGTTGGCTTCATTCCTGGTGCAAATCCTGCGTGATCGCGAACGCGGTTCGCAACAAGCGGAGGCGTCGTGCACTGAGGCAGCAATGGCTGCTACTTGCAGGAGGTTTGACCAGAGAGGCGGCATGAACGACAACCGCCGCCAGTCCTCCGTGGGCTGGCGGCGCTGTGCGAATCGTAGTGCGGGCCGGGACTACTTCGCGGCGATCTTGTAGCGCCGTTCACCAGCCTCGTTCTTAGCGGACTCGACCTTCAGTCCCATCTGTTTCGTCACGCTGCCACTGAGGAATCCCCTGATGGAGTGTCGTTGCCAGCCCGTCCTCTCGGCAATTTCATCCAGGCTGGCGCCGCCCTTGCGGCGCAGCAGGTCCAACACGATGGCCTTCTTGCTGCCCTCGCGCGCCGTGGGCGCGGCGTCCTTGGCCTTGGCAGCCTTGGTCACCTTGGCCTTGTTCGGCGCACCCTTGGGCGCCTTGGGCGCGGGGGCGGCGGCTTCCTGGGCAGCCGTGGTCGTCTCCGGCGCGGCGCCGTCCAGTCCCTGGATGGCCTTCCAGATTCGGGCCACGGCGCTCTTGCGGTCCGTGAACTTCTTCACCGGCTTCAGGTCGCCGGCGAATCCGGCGACGCCGGCAAAGCCGTTCCAGATCTGGGCCAGGCGGTCGGCGGGCCAGTTGGCGGTGAGCTTGGCAAGCTCCTTCTCGCTGGCGAATTGCTGTTGGCCTTCCGGGATCTGCTCGGCGGCGGGGAAGGCGGTGATGGTGTTGTCGTTGTCGATGGCGAATAGCCTCATGGTGATGCTCCTTCACGTCCGCAAGCCCGCCTGTTCCGGGCGGGTGCGGGCGGGGCGTTGGGCGCAGCTATCTGCGCCGTCCGTCGATGACCACCGGGACCATGATGTACTTGCCATCGATCCCGCGCGCCCAAAGCCTGAAGCATCCGGCGGCCTGGGGCTTGTAGCTTGCAGCGATCTCCTGCGCCTCGTTGGGTGTGCTGACCGCCGCGACCGGTGTGTAGCCGCCGCTGGCGTATTCGTACATCAGGAGGCCTTCGCCGCCCAGGTCGGTGTCCGGTCCGATCTCAATCGCGAAGCTGTGCCAGGACTTCCGTGCGTTCTTTTTGGTGCTCGTCGTCGCCATCTGCTCATCTCCTTTGCATGACGATTCATCCCTCTTTGCGGCTGAGAAGGCAAGGCCAATGATCCGAATTCGGGAATCTTTATTCGGCGCGTTTTCAAAGACATGCTGCCAGCGTTTGGCGGCGGTGCGTTGATATGGCGCTGACCCTCCAGCAGCTCTACGCGAATCTCGACGCGACGAACCAGCAAATCGCGAATGCCGTATCACGCGCGCGGTCCCCCGATGGGCGCGAGGTGACATATCGCCCGATGGACGAACTCCTCAAAGCCAAGGCCGATATCGAGGAACAGATCCGGACTTACGGCGGGATCTCCGACAGCAAATCCACGCTCGCCCAGCACCGCCGCGGGGACGGTCCTTGCGGCGCGGGATTTCCGGGACCTTCGGGATGGGGCTACTGGTAACCGATGAATCTCATTGACCGCACCATCGGGGCGGTGGCGCCCAGGTACGCACTGCGCCGCATGCAGGCGCGCGCGGTGCTCACGCTGACCCAGGATTACATGGAGCGGCACGCGGAGCGCTTCACCTACGACGGATCGTCAGCGGGCCGGCGGGCGCACGGCTGGTACGCGCCGTCGAGCGATGCCAATGTCGAGTTGATGGGGTCGCTCGTGTGGTTGCGCAATCGCAGCCGCGATCTCGTCCGCAACAATCCTTACGCAGTGAAGGCGACCGAGGAGCTGGTCGGCAATGGGGTCGGAACCGGGATCGTGCCGCAGGCGAAAACCGGCAACACCGGCATCGACAAGACTATCGACGCGGAGTGGCCCTTCTTCGTGGAGGCCTGCGACACGCCGCAACGGCTGGATTTCTACGGCATGCAGGCTCTGGTGATGCGAACGATGGCAGAGAGCGGAGAGTCCATCGTTCGCTTCCGGCCGCGCCTGGCGCAGGACAACCTTCGGGTGCCGCTACAACTTCAATTGCTCGAGGCCGACTTCCTGGATCACGCGCGCACCATGGGCACCGTCAACGGCCACGTTATGCAAGGAGTGCAGTTCGACATGCTGGGCCGCCGCGTGGCGTATTGGATCTACACCTATCATCCGGGCGGCGTGCTGATCCTCAACCCGCGCGGCGGCATCATCAGCCAGCCGGTTCCCGCCGATCAGATCCTGCACACGTATCGCGTGCTGCGGCCCGGCCAGGTCCGCGGCGTTCCCTGGTTGACGCCGGTGATGCTGGCGCTCCGGGACTTAGACGACTACGCGGACGCGGAGCGGGTGCGCAAGAAGATCGAGGCCTGCGTGGTCGCCATGATCACGCAGCCCGAAGGCATCGAAGGATCGTGGCTTGGATTCAAGGGCAACGATCCGCTGACCACGCATCCGGTGGAGAGCTTCCAGCCCGGCATGACGGCGTACCTCAAGCCGGGCGAGGACGTGAAGTTCAATAATCCGCCGGCGCTGGGAGGGTACCGGGAATACAAGACTACGGAGCTGGAGGAGATCGCCGCCGGCCTGGGGCTGCCCTACGAGCTGATGACCGGCGACCTCTCGAAGGTGAACTACTCGTCCTGGCGCGGCGGCCAGTTGGGTTTTCGGAACACCATCGAGAATTACCGGTGGTTAACGCTGATCCCGATGTTCTGTATGCCGGTGCGCCGCCGCGTGATCGACACCCTCGTGCTGCTGGGCAAGATCCCGGCGCGCGCGGTCGACGATCCGGCAATCAATCTGTACGCGACGCAGTGGACGGCGCCGCGATTTGAGTCTGTCGATCCGGTGAAGGACGCCGAGGCCGCACTGAAGGACATCCGGATGGGCCGCATCACGTGGTTCGAAGCGGTGCTGGCGAACGGGTACGATCCCAACGCCCAGCTCGGGCAAATTGCGCTGTTCAACAAGCTGGTCGACAAGCTCGAAATCATCCTCGATTGCGACCCGCGCAACACCACGCTCCGCGGCCAAGAACAGCCTGCGGGAACCGAGGAGCGCACCCCCAGTAGCAAGGCGGCGCCGGGCGGGCCCAAGGGCCAAGGGATGGCCACCCTCTCGGAGGAGGACCTGGGGATGGTCAGGGAGCTGCTGGTCGCGGGCGCTTCGCACCGCGCGACGCGCGACTGGGCCGCCGCAACGCGCACGTACCTGACGTAAGAGGAGACGAAGGTCCAAGGAGGATTCATGGCGCTGCTCGAAAATATCAAACAACCGCCCGGCGAGACTTTCGCCGCGGCGGCCGACGAGATCTCGTTCGTGCCGTCGACGCTGGACGACAAAGCCCGCACGGTCGACGTGGTCTGGTACGGCGGCCAGACGGTTCCGCGTATCGATCCGGAGACCGGCGAGCCATACATGCTGCGCCTGGATATGGCGGGCTGCCGCATGGAGCGCCTCAACGCCGGCGCTCCGGTATTCGATTGCCACATGAGCGGGCTGGACTTCCGTTCGATGGTGGCCGGCCAGGTCGGGTCCAAGGCACAGCGGGGATCGGTGGTCAAGGCGTGGGCCGATGGAGCGCAGGGGATGGGCACGCTCCAGTTTGGTGTCGAGGGCGAAAACGAGGATACGGATCGGCTGTGGTCCGGAATCGCCTCGGGCCGCGTTCGAAACCTCAGCTTCGGCACATGGGTCTACGCGAAGGCTCCGGCCAAGGACGCCAACGGCAATGGCACGATGGCGCCGCACCCTACCGGCAGTCAGGCGCCGGTACTGGTGGCGACCGACTGGGAGCCATTCGAGGTGTCGGCGATCACGGTGCCGGCGGATTTCAGCACGCAGTTTCTGTCCGCGGTGGGAGCGGATGCAGGACGGGCAACCAGCCCAAAGAGGGAAACAATGGAACAGGCGACTCAACCGGGCACGGAAGCCCGTAACGATCAGGTAGTACTCGACGCGGCGCGCGCCGATGGAGCGAGGCTGGAGCGCCAGCGGGTGGCGGAAATCACCGCGCTGGGCGCCAGCTTCAGCATGGAAAAACTGGGGGTAACGCTGATCGCGTCGGGCGCGACGGTGGACGAGGCCAAGGGCCGGTTCGCCACCGCGACCGAGGTCCGCGCCATCGGCAAGACGGTGGCGAAGCAGGGTGTCACTTCGGAGTTCCTGGATGCCCTGGTGTCGAGCGCAGTGACGCTGGACGTGGCGCGCGCCAGGCTCCTGGACGAGGTGGCCCGGGTGGGCAACCAGCCCCCGATTCCGGGCGCGGGCCTCGGCCCGCAGATCACGCGCGACGGCGCCGACACGCAGGGCCAGCGCATGCAGGCGGCGCTTCTCCTGCGCTATGACCCGCAATTCTTCACGCATACCGGCGGTAGCGACGGCGCCTCCGCACAGCGTCTTGCGGAGGAGCAGGGCCACGAGTACCGGGGCTTCTCGCTTCTGGAAATGGGCCGGGATTACCTCGAATCGCGGGGCGTCCGGACCCGGGGAATGGACAAACTGCGCCTCGCCGAGATGGTGCTGCGCACCAATCGCGCCACCAACAGTTTCGAGATCTTCGAGGGTGGTGCGGAATCGAGTTCCGACTTCCCCGCGATCCTGGCCAACGTCGCCAACAAGACTCTGCGCCAGGCATACCAGGCCTACCCGCAGACGTTCAAGTCTTTCTGCCGGCAAGTCACTGCGGCCGACTTCAAGCCGATCAACCGTGTGCAGCTCTCGGACGCGCCGGCCTTGATGCCGTTGAACGAGAAGGGCGAGTACCACCGGGCGAACCTCACTGACAGCAATATCAGCTACAGCCTGGCGACCTTCGGCGAGATCGTGGCGTTGACCCGCAAGGTGATCATCAACGACGACCTCCAGGCGTTCACCCGCGTCCCCGCCGGTCTGGGTGTAGCCGCTGCGCGACTCCAGTCCGACAAGGTCTGGGCCGTGATTACCTCCAACCCCTCGGCGATCTATGCGGGCGACAAGACCGCGACGGCCCTGTTCGCTGCCGCGCACAAGAACCTGAATACCGGCACGCCGGCATCGACGCTCATTCTCAGCGCGCTCGGGACTGCAAGACAGAACTTCCGGCTGCAGACCGCTCCGCAGGGGACTCCGCTCAACCTCACGCCCCGGTACCTGGTCATGCCGGCGGCGCTCGAAACCACCGGCTTGCAATTGATTTCTCCGCTGCAGTTGGCCGCTACTGCGGTCACTGGCGTGGTCCCGTCCTGGGTGATGAGCCTGGTGCCGGTCGTCGAGCCCCGTCTCGATGCGAACAGCACTACCGCCTGGTATCTGATCGCCGACCCCGCCGACATCGACACGGTGGAATACTGCTTCCTGGAAGGCCAGGAGGGCGTGTACTTCGAGACCCGCCAGGGATTCGAAGTGGACGGCATCGAGATGAAGGCCCGCATGGACTTCGCCGCCGCGGCGATTGACTACCGCGGCCTCCAGAAAAACGCTGGCGCATAGGGCGGCGCCGTAGAAGCTAACGCAACAGGGGCGGCGCCCGCCGCCCCACAAACCAAGGAGACGACTCAATGATCAATTACGTTCATCGGGGGGAAACCCTGACGCTCACGGCGCCCTACGCGGTCAGTTCCGGTGGTGGCGTCAAAGTCGGCAGCATCTTCGGCATCGCCGTCAACACGCAGGTTCAGGGCGACAGCATGGAGGCCGTGGTAACCGGCGTGTTCGATGTGGCCAAGGATGGCAGCACCTTCAGCTCGGGCGACCCGGTGTATTGGGACGACACCAACAAGGTGGCCACCAGCACGGTCGGGGCGAACCTGCTGATCGGCGTCACAGACCTGATCCAGGCGAGCGGGACCAACGCCCTCGGCGGTAGTTCGGGGGATGCGACTGTTCGCGTCCGTCTGTATGGCGTGCCGGGGTTCTCCGGCCAAGTCAACGGCGTCAAGGTCGCCCACGCGCTCTACGACTTCACTGTCGATGGTGGCGCGAGCTGCACGCCGGCCAATAGCGACACGATTCCCGCCAACGCGGTGGTGTTCGGCGGCGCCGTGAATTCGACGGTGGCGGTGGCCGCAGCCGGCGCCGCAACGGTGGCGATCGGGACGGCGGCCGGATCTGCGGGCAACTCGATCCTGACTGCGACGGCCAAGGCTACGCTGTCGCTGGACGCGGTGGTTGTGCCCACGTGCACTGCCACGCCGTTCAAGATGTCGGCGGCCGGCAAGATCAGCGCCACGATTGCGACCGGACCGCTCACCGCCGGCCAGATCGAAGTCTGGGTGCTGTACGCGCTCGCCAGCAACGCCTGACCTTGGTGCTGCTCAGCAACCTTGGGGGCGGCACTGCGACCGCCCCCGTCTTCCAATTGTCAATGTCCGACTGGCCCATCATCGACGCAGCAGCGAACGCCATCATGCAGCAGGCGTTTGGCGAGCCGGTGGTGTACCAACCAGTGCAGGTCGGCGTGGCGGTTGGAGATCCGGTGGCGATCACCGCTATCCGCCACGCACGCGTGCGCGAGGAATCCGGGGCATTGGCGAACGTCGAAGAGATCGCTGTCAACCCCGCCGACTTGCCGAATTTGCCGCAGCGCGGCGATTGGGTGACCGCCTGGGGATCGCAGTTCGTGGTCACCACCGTGCGCCAGCCCGACCCGTACGGGCTGGTCGAGCTCTCGCTGATGGTGCGCGCCGGACAGAGTCCCAATGATTAACCCGAAAACGCTTCTGGCCGAATGGGTGACGGCGCTCCAGTCTCTGCCAAACCTGGTGGAGGCGCTCGGCGGCGACGGCGGCCGGATTCAGTTCTACACCGAGAACGCCACCGTCTTCGGCCAGCCCACGCAGAACAACATTCGCCTGGCGATCCTGTCGATGCCGCCCGGGTCGGTAATGATCGCCTGGCAGGGCAGTGGACCGGGTCGGCTCGGCAATGCCTTGGTGTTCGTGCATGACTTTTCTCTGTACGTGCGCGCGCCGGAAGCGGCCGACGTCGGCTACGAGGACTTATTCAATTGGATCGTGAATGACATTCCTGCGGACGGCAGCCTCAGAATGTTGCACACCCAGATCGACATAAACTGCGAGCCGATGGACTTCTACCTGCCATCGGCCAGGCGCAACACAGTGGTGATCAGCGCGGACGGGGCCACCTTCGAATACTTCGAGGTTCCGGTGCGGCTGATTGAATCCTACAACCCATAACACTGAAAGAGGGAACGAAAATGGCAGCAAACCTTATTTACATGCAATCCCCACAGGGCGACGAAGTCAAGGAAGTCGAGGCGACCGCGGAAAAACTTTCACCCCTGATGGCAGCCGGTTGGAATCAGGTGCCCGCGCCAGCGGGTCACAAGCCGGCGATCCCGGCCAAGGAGGGTAAGTAACCGATGGCCAACATAAGCGAGCTCATGAATGGCTGGGGCTTCGGCAAGCAGACCGCCATCGGCACCGCCAACCTGGTGGCGGCGATGTGGCGTCACACGAACCTCAATACCAAACCCTGGGCCAAGGTCCCGGTGAACGAGGATGACCGGGCCGAAATCGGCAAGGGCCACGAGTTCCCCACCCAACTGTTCAAGTCCCACTACAACATGCCGACGTTCGAGATTTCGAAATACGCTTCGTCGGAGATCCTGGCCTGGGCCATGTCGTTCGCTTTGGGCAATGTCGCGGTGAGCGGCACTGGTCCCTACGTGTATGTAATCACTCCGGCGCTGGGCGCCACCAATCCTACCGGCCTCGAGCTGCCGTATTTCTCATTCGTGCAGCAGATCCGACCTGGTGGCTCGGCGGTGCTGGACGAAATGCTGGTGGGCTGCGCGGTCAAAGGATGGAAGCTCTCCATCAAGAATTCGCCAGGCCGCGCCAGTGCCATGTGCTCGGTGGAATGCGTGACGACGGGCATGTACACTTCGCCCAGCGGGATCACGCTGCCCGCCGCCGCCACGCCGCATGAGTTCAACGCCGGCATGATCACCGCGCTGACTTTCAACGGCGTCAATTACCTCTCGGGCGGCGCTGCCAAGCAGTTCGTTTCCATGGACGCCTCCTGGGAGAACAACTTCCGGCCCGGCTTCTTTCCCGGCTCGGGATCGCAGGATGGCTATCAGATCCAGGGGCGCTTCGAATGGGGCGACCGGACCTTCACCGTGCAGTTTGTGGTTCGTGTCCAGGCCGGCTCGACGGAGTATGCGAGCCTGATCGCACTGACCACCGGGACGGCGACGTTCACCATGACCCGCGACGCCGACAACTCCTTCACGATGCTGATCCAGAAGATGGGCTTCAACGTTGTGGAACTTGGCAATACGGATGGCATCGCGACGCTCCAGGTCACCGGTGTGCAGCTCTACGACCCCACCAACGGCCTGGTGACGATGTCGGTCACCACGCCCCAAACGGGCATCTGCCAGTAGGAGGCTTAAATGGAAATCGAAAAGAAAGCGGGCTTCGATGCGTCGAAGCCGTTCGTGGTGCCGATCCTGTCGGGCGGCGAAAAGCAGTGCGAGGTGCGGTTTCCCTCGGACGAAGAATGGTGTTCTTGGGCGCGCGCCCAGCGCACCGTGCGGCACTTCCTCGGGCGCGGGAAGTCGCAGAGCGAGGACGTGGATCTGCCCAAAATCAACGCGGAACTGTTCGCCAAGATCCGCACCGACAAGGATGGCCCGGAGTTTGACGATGCCGAGGCCGGGATGGTGATTGGCCGCATCGAGCGGTGCACGGTCACCAGCGTGGAGCGCGAAGGGATTAACTACCGAATTGTGATGAAGGTCCCCGGCGCCAAGGTGACGCATGTACTGCGCATGCCGACCGCCAAGGAGATGCAGGACCACGAGCGGGCTTCGACCAGCGTGGTCGCCGCGCGGCGCTCGGTCGAGACGCGGGCGTTTCTGGAGCCGAGTGGCGCGCTCTATGACAAACTGCATGTCTCGCACGATGGGTACGCCGGCCCGGTGCCCATCGTGCACAAGTCGGCGGCAGTGTCCGAGGTGATCGGGCAACTAGCGTTTGAGGGAGACGACGACCCGGAATAGCAACGCCCGATTCCCCAGAGGGACCGGGCGTGCAGTTCCTGATCCGGTCGGTGTTGCGTCAGGGAACGCTCTGCGGGCCGGAGCAAGAGTGCCCGGACCGGGTGTTCCGCTGCCGGGAGTGCGGGTACTCGGCGCAGACGGAATTGGACGGATGCCCAGCATGCGGCGCCGGCTGGAAGGCCATCGATGTCAGCCACGGTCCAGCCTGCCCCAAGAACCTGCTCGATGAGGCCATGGACACGCCCAACGGGGTGCTGGTGCGCCGGTGCTTCCGAATCATGGGCGCCAAGTCCATGGGCCTGACCATCACCCTTTCCGATATTACGGAGGAAGAGTTCCGGGCGATGGAGATGATCGAAGCCGCGCGCCAGGAGCAGGTCGCGGATGAAGACAAAGATGCCAAAAGCTTCCAGGAGTTGCTCCTCCGTAAGCTGTCGCGGCGGTAATGCGATGGATTCATTGTGGAACTGCGCCAGGTTCCGGTTTGGCGACAAAAGAGCGAAGTGGCGTACCGAAGGAAATCGCATTCTTCGGGAGTAAACACGCGGCGGCGGCATTGTCTTGGAAGAGCTGCGTAAGCGGTCTCTAACCCTGTTGGCCAGACGGCCGGGGTTCAGCGGGGAGAAAGAGCTCCGCCCCGAAATGGGTTCGTGCTAAGTACGCAGCACGCTCCAGCGGATCGCGCTGAGCATCTTGGCTTGGGGACGATAGTTCATCGGCATTCCAATATCGTCCGCGGTGCTCTCGGATGATGCCTTCCATCTTGTCCGCCAGTTCACGCAGCGATTCCCGAACACCATGACCGTTCTCAGACAGGTGATAGCCGCTGGCGCGTGCGATGACTTTCTCTTTGGTGTGGATCGCGATCCGCTTCGGCTCGGAGAGGAACCAGCCCCACTGTTCACCAGGCCTGAAAGAGACGCGGTGATCTTCATTATCAGGCAAGATCCCGATCTCACCGGGTGAGAACATCGCGGAGCGAGCTATCACCTGCTTCGATCTATAGGAGCTATCTAGCGCGTCGACGTCGGCAAACCCAGGAGCGATGTAATAAACCTGATTTCCGGGTTGTTTTTCCAAATCGGTCAGCATCTTATGCTGATCGGAGAGATCCTTCCGATGCAGCCAAAACCGGAAAAACTTCGGATTGAGAAGGCCCTCCCGCGTTTCCCGTGCACTTCGCCGCGTGAGCTCCTGACAAAGCTTGAATTGAAGAAAAACAGCGCTGCCGATCCGAACGTCAAACCCGCCACCCGCCTTTCCCTCCACATATAGCGATGGGAAATAAGGTGCCGCCTTCAGTCCCGCGCCCATGCCATTTGCAAACTCTTCAGTGACGCAGTAGCCGTATGAGAATTCTGTGAGACGTGTTTCCATGTCTGTCGGAGACCAGACTAGATTTTACCCCCGAAGGGTGCGCAGAGCGATCCATACTCGAATGCCAGACGGTCTCCCCGGCTAAGAGTATGTTCACTCGGCCGTATCACGCCCATCCCAGAGAGCTGTCGCCTCCCTGTTCTACGAACGGTAGATCATGCCCCGATTCCAGACCGTCATCCGCCGTGCCCGGTTCGTTTACTCGCCCTACACCGCGACTGAGATGCAGGGGTTCGCGCAGGTTCTGGCGAACTCCATTCGGGCGCGCATTCAGAGCGGCCAGAATATCTACGACCAAGCGGCGGCGCCACTGAAGCCCGGCATGCCGGGGCGTCGCGGTTATCCCGATTACAAGTCGGCCCGCGGCCTCCAGCCCATCCGCGACTGGACCTGGAGCGGGCACACGTTGCGGTGCCTGAAGGTGCTGACCGCCAACGAGAACCGTGCGGCGATTGGGTTCCTCGATGAGGCCATGCCCGGCAGGCGGCAAACGGCGTCGCAGATTGCCTTCTACAACAACCAGCGCGAGCGGCAGTGGGGCGTGTCGCCACGTGATCGCGCTGCGCTCATGGCCGTGATGCTGAACTACAGGCCGCTGGTCACGCTTCAAGACCTCCAGCAGGGGGCATATTTCCGCGGCATGCGGCAGTTCGGGTTTGGGCAGTACATCAACAGCCTTCCGATGGCGGCGTAATGGCGGATCAGGCGGAACGCGTAATTCTCGAAGCCGAGGACCAGGTCACCCCGGTCGTCGGTCAGGCCAACGCCGGCCTGGACAGCTTCGAAAAGAAAGCGGAATCGGCGCACGGCAAGGTCATCCGCATCACCGACCAGACGCGATCCTCGATCCAGCGTCTCATCGCATCGCTCGAAAAGCAGGCCGAAATCTACGGCAAAAGCGGCGTCGACCGGCTGATCAGCCAGCGGGATCAACTGCTCCAGCGGTACGCCAAGGAACCGGCGGCCATCGACGCGGTCACCAAGTCCTACGAAAAGATGATCGCGGAGCAAAAGAAGATCGACTCCGAAGCGAAATTCGAAGGCTTCGGCGGGAAGGTCAAGCAGTTTATCGAGAATCCGCTGCAGGGCGCCAAGAGTGCGCTCGGCGGCGTGGTCTCCGGTATGGGTCCATTCGGAGCCGCACTTGGCGCTGGTGTAGCCGTCTTGACCGGCATTGCAGTAGCCGGGTTCGCGGCAGCCAAGAGCCTGGGCGAATACGGTTTGCAGATCAAGAATGCGGAGCTGCGAACCGGGATGACCTCGAAGGAGGTGGGGCAGTTCGGGTTTGCGGCGCGTGTGGCCGGCCAGGACGTGTCCATCTTCGAGCGCATGATGCGCGGGTTGTCGCAGGCGGCTGACGAGCAATCCAAAGAAGGCGCCAAAGCCAGGGCAACGCTGCAGGGCATGGGGATCGATCTGCGCGACATGACGGGCCAGGCGCGGCCGACGTCGGAGGTGCTCCTCGATATCTCGGCTGGATTAGCCAAACTGCCGGAAGGTTTCGAGCGCGACGCCGCGGCGATGGACCTGTTTAAGCGGGCCGGTATTGAGGCTATCCCGGTGATTGTCGGACTGACCGACAACGTCAGGCGAGCAAAGGAACTGGGGCTGGGCGCCACCGATGAGGACATGAAGCGGTGGGAGAAATACCACGAAGCCGTCACCGAGGCGGAGGTCTTGTGGGAGCGGTTCACCAGGAAGATCAAAGAGCCGCTGGCTGCCACGGTGGTCATTACCCTGAAGGCCGCCGAGGCCCAGAGCAAATCTAACCGAGATATCGGCGCGTTGCTCACTGAGAACGGGAGCAGCGCCCAAGCGGTAGATGAGGCTTGGGGCGACGTGATTCCCGCAGCCATGCTGCGCTCGCTCACTGCGCGCGGCGTCCCGAGCGGGATGGACTTCTACACGGCCCAGACGAAGCAGATTCGTGAGGCCACGGATGCCGCGATCAGGCGATTTGAGGGGCGGGACCTGGAAGCGCAGTTAAAGCGGGCCGAGGGGGAACTCTCGGCGCTGGCGAAGCCGGAGGTTGGCAGGACTTCGCTTGCTGAACTGAACACGTACAAGGAGGCGGAACAGCACGTCGAAGCGCTCAAAGCTCAGATCGAGACGCAGAAACGCGGTACGCAAGAACTAAGCGAATTCCGCCGCGCGGCTGCCGAGTTCGAGAAGAAGGGCGACGAGGCGGAACTGTCGGCCATCGAGAAGATTTATTACCAGCGCGACCTGTTGTTGAAGCAGGCCGCCCAGGTGAAGGCGACTGAGGCCGACATCGCCGCCATCCGGAAATCGGCGGATGAGCAGGCTTCGGTGATCATGCAGAAATCCAGGGAGGAATTCGAGAAGTACGACCAGAAGCGGAACGCCGAACGGTCGAAGGAGATCACGGGGCTGTTTCTTCCCTCCAAGGAACAGTTGAAAGAGTGGGGGGACATATTCGGA